GAATCGGCTGGTGCTGCGGCAGTGGGCGCAGGACTGGGGGGCGCAGGCGAATAAGCCGGTGCAGGAAGTCAGCGTGGTCATTGCGTTCCGGCCGGAGTGGGCGGCGCAGGCCAATCAATACATCGGACCCAATGGGTTCCAATCGATTATCAAGTGATGGCGATTCCCTTTCGCAACACCCCGGGCTGGGCGGTCGGCGCCGAAATGATCGTAGAAATCGGCGGCGGCCCGTTCGCGGGCACCGTCACTGTCTATGTCACGGGCGACGGGGGCACACAAACGATCGGGAGTGTGGGATCGGGCCTCTGCGCGAATGAGGGAAACGGGTATTATACGTATCGCCCAGCTCAAGCGGAAACGGATTACACGCTGGTGGCGTTCACGTTTATCGGCGCGGGGGCCATTCCGGTAACGACGCAGATCCCGACGATTGGGGCGCACTAATGGCGATTCCGATTCGCAATACCACCGGCTGGGTCATCGGCGCGCAGATGATCAGCGCGTCGACGGGTGTGGCCTATGGCGGCACGGTCACGGTCTATGTGACGGGCGATGCGGGCACGCAAGTGCTGGGCGGCTACAACGGCGGCGTGGCCATTGCCGAAGGCAACGGCTACTACACCTACCGGCCGCTGCAGACCGAAACCGATTTTACTTACGTCGGGTTCACGTTCGTCGGCTCGGGCGCTATTCCGACCACCATTCAGGTCCCGACGGAAACCGCCACGCAGGCCGCGGCGGTCATCGGCACCACGACCACCCTCGCCTATACCGTGCGCAGCATCATCACCGATGCGCTGCAGGAAATTGGCGTGCTCGCGGGGGAGGAAACATTAACCGCGGCGCAGGGGCAGATCGGGCTGCGGCGCGTGCAGCAGATGATCGACGCCTGGGCGGCCGATCAACTCACGCTGTCGCGACAGTTGCGCACGGTATTTAGTTGGCCGTCCAATGTCTCAGCGGTGCAGGTCGGGCCGGGACAAACCGTCGATATGGTGCGGCCGGTGTGGGTCAGTGAAATCACCTATGTGAATCCGGGCACCAATCCCGGGGTCGAGGTGCCACTCGGGCTGATGGATGAGGATGCCTATGCCTCCATCTCCATCAAGGGCCTGCAGTCAGGCCTTCCGATGCAGGCGTTTTACCAGACGAATCTGGCCGATGCGAATGGCACGCTGACGATCTGGCCGGTGCCGAACCAGGGCCTGACGATGGTGCTCTATACGCCGCAGGCCGTGGGTGTCCCGGCCACGCTCGATAGTGTGCTCCTCGGGCCGGAAGGTTATCAGTCGGCGTTCCTGTATCAGTTGGCGCTGCGTCTGTGTATGCCGTTCGGCGTGGCCGTGCCGGATCTCCTGCCGCGGATGGCGGCCACGGCCTTTGATGCGATGAAACGGCCCAACGTGGAACCGGGCGTGATGGGCATCGATGCGGCGCTGTCGCCCGGGCTGGGCGGCGGTTACAACATTCTGACGGACAGCACGACGTTCAGTCGATAGGAGCAGTATGGCGACACCACTGTTAATCAACGGGTTGTCGGGTCTGTCGAATACCCCGATTTTCATCGACGGCCCAGGTCAGAAGATTTTCGACATCGTGGCGTATAACGCCAGTGCGGCCGCGGCCTTTGTGCATTTCTATGATTCGGCGCTGGCACCCACGGTGGGCACGAGCGTGCCGGTCTTTACCGTGGGGCTGAATACCCTGGTCACGTCGACCATTGCCCTGCAGGATGTCGGGGGCTTGTTCTTCAAAAACGGCATCTGGGCGGCGGCGACGACCACCCTTGGCGGCTCGAGCGCGCCAGCCACGGCCCTCGCAGTGAGTGTCGGCATTAGCTAATGCCGTCATATCCGGGGTTCATCGGGCCGAGTTATCAGAGTGTCAGTTACATGGCTGACGCCGAACGGCTGATCAATCGCTTCCCTGAGGCGAATGAATCGAGCTCGGCGCCGAGCCCGTGGGTGTTGTTGCAGTGTCCGGGGTTTCGGTTCGTGGCGCAACCGCCCTCGGCGGCCCTGGGCCGCGGCATCTTCTCGCAAAACGGGATCACGCTCTTTGTCGCGGGCAATGTGCTGTATAGCCTGAATGCGGACAACAGCGTCACGGCGCGCGCCACGCTCGCGGGCGATGCCAACCCCTGCACGTTTATGACGAATGGGGATGCGGGCAGTCAAGTCGGCGTCACCAGCGGCAACCAGTTTTATGTGGTCAGTGTGCCGGGGTTCGGCGTCACGCCTGTGACCACGACCGGCGCCACGATGTGCGGGTTCCTTGACGGCTTTGGGTTCATCCTCGACGCCTCGAGCTCCACGCTGCAAGTCACGAACTTTGAAAATTTCCTCGTCGTCAATCCCGGCAACATTGCACAGCGCACGGCGGGCTCTGACCCGTGGCGCGCGCTCTATATCGTCAACCGGCTGGCCTATCTGCTCGGGGAACGCACCTCGGAAGTCTGGTGGAACAACGGCGGGGCGCCGTTCCCGCTGGCGCCGATTCAGGAGGGGTTCATGCAGGAAGGCATCGGGGCGCCGTTCTCTGGGGCGCGGCTCGATACCTCTCTGCTGTGGGTGTCGCACAACGATCAGGGCCGCGGCAAGATCGTGGCGGCGAGCGGCTATACCCCGCAACGGGTCTCGACGCATGCCGTAGAGGCCTCACTGCAGACATATAGCACGCTGGCCGATGCGATTGGTTTTTCCTATCAGGAAAACGGCCATACGTTCTACACGGTGACCTTCCCCACGGCACAACGGACGTGGTGCTATGACCAATCGTCTTCGTTGTTTCATGAGCGTCTTTACTGGAATACCACTCTGGCGACATGGACCGCGTATCGTCCTGGGTTTGCGTGTTCCGATACGGCTCGGAACTTGGTGCAGGATCGGGCGACGGGCGCGATCTATGAGATGACCACGCAAGTGTTTACCGATGTCGACGGCGCCATGATTCGGCGCCTCCGGCAGCCGCCGCGGCTCTCGTTCGATCAGCGCCGCTTCATTACCAACAGCATCGAACTCATCGCGGACAAGGGCAACGGGCTGGTGATGGGGCAAGGCGCGCTGCCGCAAGTGATGCGGCGCACCTCAAAGGACGGCGGCAAAACGTGGGGGAACGAACACTGGGCCACGAGCGGCCCCATCGGCGCGTTCGGCACACGCATTCGGTGGACGCAGTGCGGGCAGGCGCGGAATCGCGTGGACGAATTCGTAGACACCGATCCAGTGTTCGCGCCCTGGGTCGATTGCGTCATTAACGTGACGCTGGGGACATCATGAACCTTGAAGAAATTCTGCAAATCGTGGAAGCGGTCACCAAGCTCGTGGAAGCCCTGAAAGGCCTGGGCCTCGATGCGTCTGGCATCAAACTGCAAACCTCGCAGCCGGTGGACCTCTTGGCGCTCTTCAAGCAGCCATCATGACCTACATTTTCGACATCAAGGATCCGACGCCCATCTATCAGCGGTGTCGCGTCGACCCGTCGCAGGCGATGCCGGGCTATGTCATCGTCTATCGGCATGTGCTGCCTGGCCAGACGCCCGTGGCGATGGTGGTCGAGCCGTCGGGACTGGTTCGGGATCTACGTCCTGGCGAAAATCCGGATAGTCCATGGTGCTGGGCGGCGCACTATGGTGACCTATTGGTCTATGACGATGCCGCAGTCGGCGCCGCCGACAACACGGCGGCCGTGGTGATGTTTCGGTTCGTGGGATGAAAGCCTCGTCCGTGGTGCTCATCGGCGGGCGGTCGGGCTCGGGTCTCGGGCCGCAGATTCCGCCCGTGCGGCGCGCGCCGCTGCCGCCGTTCGTGCCGCCCGTCAACTATCGCACGGTGCTGCCATTCATCGCGCCGAGTCAGCGGGATCTGCATTTCTATCGCGGCAACTTTTGCGGCATTCGGCTGGACGGGGCACCGAGTGTGCCGGGATCCAATCATGACCATCCAAGCCTCATCATGGCCGCCCTGCTCGACAACTACCCAGCCGAATGGCAGCACGCCTATCTCATGGAGTATGCGCAGAACGGTTATACGCATCTCCAACGTAGTCTGGGCCACGCCCTTTACTACGGCCACAGCCTGGACAACTACATCAGCCTCTCTCGTGTCGCCCGCGAACAATATGGCCTCTATTGCGATCACTGGCTGATGGGTGGCGGCGAGGGCACCGGCTGGGCCTTCAAGGCGAAGGATCAGACCGTGGACTACTGGCGGCCGTTCCTGACGCCCTACATCAATGCGCTCGTGGGCGCAGGGGTGATGGATACCTGTTGTGTCGGGTGGCAGTTGGATCAGTTCAACATTCCCGGCAATGTGCTCATCGGGATCATTGCGTGGATGGCACAGGCCGTGCCGCAGTCAGTGCCCCTCTTTACGCACTGGGTGAACGAGGCGCTGGCCTGGTGGAAGGATGGCGGCGAAGTCTGGACCGACGACTATACCGGGAGCACGAACGTCGACAATCGCTTTACGTGGTGGTGGGTGATGCAGCCCTATCTCACGGGCGGGCATCATCAAGGCAGTAATGCCATGGCCATCGGTGACCCGAAGCAATATCAAGATCGACTGCTCGATACCTTGGACCCGTTCGGCGGCGATCTCAGTAAAGGCGATATGGGCCAATCGCACCGGGACGGGGTTCGGCCGTTCGCACTGACCGCGTTTGAAGTCACGGCGCAATATCAGTTTGATGCGCAGTGCACCGAGGATCAGGGCGATCTGGCGGGCTATCTGGCGATGTGCACGACATCGCCCACGGGCCTGCCGATGGCGGGATACGGCAATGGCGCGCGACGCACGGATGGTTTGTGGTTGTAGACGTGGGGCTAACCCTGGGCGCACTCCAACAGATGGTGGAGCAAAACGACGACAAGAATGAGGAAGCGCATAAGCGACTGCGGGGAGACCTCCGGACCGCAGAAGACAAGATTTATGACTATGAACGGCGGTTAGCGGCGCTGGCGATGCAGATTACACGGCTGGAACAGGCGCCCCCCCCGGATGTGTCCTCGTTGCGGTTTCCGCTGCCGATTGTGGTGGCGGTGGCGGCAGGGTTCATTACCATCGGGGCCGGGATTTATAAAGCGCAAGCGGATGTGCAGGCCTTCCATGCCGAATTCGTCAATCGGATGGAAAAGCAGCAATGGGAAGCGGCGAGTGCGGCGAGTAAGAGCGAAGCGGCGACGATCAATCTGAAAGAAAGTTTGAATAAGCTGGATGCGCAACAGAAGTTACAATATGCCGAATTTCAGCAGTTTCGGCAGGACATTGCGCGGAGATTAAAGTAATGGCAAACGGGAGTTATTGTTGCGCGATTGGCGTGTGCTGCCCGCCTGATTCAGCCGCGCGGCGCGCGGCGCTGATTGCCGAACTGTCGCACGGGATGGCTGAGAAGGGCGTCATCGCCGATGCGGCGGTGAAAGTGAATGGTGCAAGCCTCCTCGAGCACGTCGCCGACTGGCTCATTGCGAATGTCGACATGGTGCCCAAAGGCATGATCGATCTGTCGCGGATCGTCGAGTTGGTGAAGAAGTCGGGCTAAATGCCGTCCGCGACGCCGAGCCCGATCCCGGTCAAGTCGCCCGTGTTAGAAGGCGACAAAGTGAGTTTTACGTGGGCGCAATGGCTGGTCGGGGTGCTGAATGCGATCAAGGTGACGCCGGGCAACTCGCTGCCGGTGACGGTTGCGACGTTACCGACTCCGGTGGCGGGCATGCTGATCGTGGTGACAGATTCGACGGTGAACACATGGGGATCGGTTATCACGGGCGGCGGGGCCTTCACCGTGGGGGCCTTTTACAACGGCACGAATTGGACGGTGGCGGCGAAATGATGGCGGCCAAGCCTGAGACGAGGAAGGAACCGAGCGTCATCCGGTTCCGACAAGCGGGTGCCGAGGATGTGCCGGAGCTCGTGGCGATGCTGCGCCAGTTCGTCACCTCGACGCGGTATCGGAAGTATGTCGGGGAGAATCCGGAGGCCCTGCGCGGGTTTCTCTTGGGCATCATCGAACAGCCGACGGCGGCGATTTTCGTCTCGGAGCGGGCTCATCGGGTCACGGGCATGATTGGCGTGCTGGGGTGTGTGCATCCGATGAGTGGCGAAAAGTGCGTCAGCGAATTGTTTTGGTGGCTCAATCCGGCCGAGCGCGGGGCGGGGGCGTGGCTGCTGCGGCGCGCGGAAAAGTGGGCCCTGCACTACGGGGCCACCTCGATCCAGATGGCGGCGCCGGTCGATAAGCCGCGCGTCGCCGAGACGTATGCCGCGCTCGGCTATGAGCCGATGGAAACGTCGTTTCACAAGAGGTTGCCATGAGTTTATTTACCGGCGCCACATTGCTTGGCATGGGCCTGGCGGGCGGGCTCGGCTCGGCGGCCATTCAGGCACATCAGACCGGCAAGGCGGTCGACGCGCAGACCAATGCGGCCAATCAGGCGCTGGCGCTGCAGCAGCAGGTCTATAACGACCAAAAGCAAAACGCCGCGCCCTATCAGCAATTGGGCACGTCGACGTTAGGGCGGCTCGGGCAAATGGCGGCGCAACCGGCCAACCAGTTCAACCCGGCCAACTATCAGGGCGGGGTTCCCGTGCGGCCACAGGGCTTACCGCAGATGCCGCAATTGCCCCCGCAGCAAGCGATGGGCAGCGGCCTCGGCACGATGGCGCCGGGGCAGACACAGGCGGGGAATGCGGGGAATGCGGGCGGTGGTGACAATACGGTGACCATCCAGACGCCGGACGGGCGAATCCTGCGCGGGTTCCCGCGCGAGCGCGTGGCGGAAGCGCAGGCCCGCGGTGCCAAGGTGGTCTAAATGGCTGATTGGTTCGATCAAGCCATGCAAGGCGCTCCGGCCGTGCAGCAAGTGGCCACGGCGCCGGATGGCGTCCCTGTCTATTCGGATGGGAATGGCCAGTATTACACGCAGAATGGTGACGGCAGTTATACGCAGCAATTTCAAGGCGGGCTGCCGGATTGGCTGTCGCAGGCGGTCGGCGGCGGTCAGAGCTCGGCGCCCACGGATCCGTTGCGCGCGCAGATTGCCCAATGGGCCGCGATGCCGGGCGCCGATCCGTCGCTGGCGAATGACCCGAATTACTGGGTGAATGCCATCAATAGCCGTGGCGGCCTGACCGATGCCAATCGGCAGTATTGGCAGAATGCCAGCGTCGGCCCGTCGGCCTTCTTCAACAATCCGAATCGTGAAGGCGGCGGCGGGTCGAGTTCGCTGGCGTCCTTGGGCGGCGGCTCGGGTGGCGTGGCGGGGCAGCAGTTTCAGCAGGCGCCGCAAATGCCGTCGATGCCTGCGCCGGCGCCGTTCACCGGCAACACGAATTACAACCCAACGGGCATCAATGCGCCGTCTCCCCTGCAGGCGCAGCAGGTCAGCCCGCAGTCCGTGGCGCAGCCGGGACAGGTGACGCCCCAGCCGATTAGCGTGGGCAACATTAATGCCCCGGCGCCGCTGCAGGCGGGCACCATCAACGCGCAGGGCATGGCCGCGCCGGGCAGCATCACGCCGCAGATGATTCAGGGCACGTCGGTCAGCGCGCCGAGTGCCTTGAATGCGCAGACGCTGGCGAATCCGGCCGGATTCCAAGGGGTCAGTAAAGCGGATCTCGAGGCGGATCCGGGCTATCAGTATCGGCTGCAGCAGGCGCAGGATGCGATCACCAATAGCGCCGCGGCGCAGGGTATTGCGCGCGGGAGTAACGCCTGGAAGGCGCTGATGCAGCAGGCCAGCGATATGGCCTCGCAGCAGTATCAGCAGACCTATGCTAACAAGTTCGGGGAGTGGCAGGCCGGGATCAACAACACACTCAACACCACGGCGGCCAACAATGCCGCGCTGGCGCAGGCCTACGGCCTCACGAACCAGTTCGGGCAGAATGCCGCGCTGGCGAATCAGGCCAATGCGCTGAACGTCGGGCAGTTCAATGCCGGACAGGCCTATAACGCGCAGGCGCAGAACATTGCCAATCAGATGCAGGCGGGGCAGTTTAATGCCGGATTGAATTACAACCAGCAGGCGCAGAACATCGCCAATGCCCTGCAGGCCGGTCAATTCAATGCGGGCATGAACTACAACACGCAAGCGCAGAACATCGCGAATCAGATGCAGGCGGGCCAGTTCAACAGCAGCCAGAACTATAACGCGCAGCTGGCGAACATCATGAACACACTGGGCGTGAATCAATTTAACGCCCAGCAGATCCTTCAGGCACAGTTGGCCAACCAGGGCGCCAACCTGCAGGCGGGCCAGTTCAACGCCGGGATGGACTACAACACGCAAGCCTTGAACGAGGCGAATCGGTTTGCGGCGTCACAGGCGAATAATGCGAATGCGCTGAATGCCTACAATGCGAGCCATAACGCGGCGCTGGGCACCTATCAGGCCAATGTGCAGAATGCGCTCGGGCTCGGACAATTGGGGCTCGGCTATCAGCAGGCGGCGAATGCCTACGGGCTCGGGCTCGGTCAACTGGGGCTCGGCTATGCGAACTTCGGGCTGAATCAACAGGGGCAGAATTACAACCAAGGCCTGTCGACGTTCAACGCGAATCAGGGCGCGCAGCAACAACTGTTCAACAATAACTACTCGCTGGCACAGCTCGGGCTCGCGGCCAATGGGCAGATTGGGAACTTCGGCCAGAACTATGCGAATCAGGCCGGGAACCTCTACACCGGCATCGGCAATGCGCAGGGGGCCGGATCGATTGCCAATGGGAACAACTGGGCGAATGCGCTAGGCCAAGCGGGCACGTATGGCCTAATCGGGATGTATGGCGGCCTCGGACAGCAGCCGCAACAACAGACGTGGAGCCCGAATAGTAACGGCGCTGGCGCGGTTCAATCGCCGTATTTCGCGTATTAGGTAAAGGATCACGATTATGGGCTGG